ATCTGATGAGTGAAACCGAAACAGAACCGGCGGCCGATGCCGACAAGGCCGCGCCGAAACCGGACGCGGCACCGGAAACGCCCGAAAAGCCCACCCAGGGCGAGAAGGACTGGAAAGCCGAGGCGGACAAGTGGAAATCGCTTGCCCGCAAGCATGAGGATCAGTCGAAGGCCAACGCCGACAAGGCCAAGCAGTTCGATGAGATCACCGAGGCGCAGAAGTCCGAACTGGAGAAGGCCAACGACCGGGCGGCGCAGGCCGAGGCGCGCAACGCCGAGATCGAGCTGCGCGCGTTGCGGGCCGAGGTGGCTGCGGCCAAAGGTGTTCCGGCGACGCTGCTGTCCGGTTCAACGCTGGAGGAGCTGGAAGCGTCAGCGGATGCGCTGATCGCGTTCCGTGGCGCTCAACCGCCACCCGATTTCGGTGCCGGTGACCGCGGAGGCGACGCCGGGAAACCATCACAGATGACTCGCGATGAACTGAAACGGCTCTATGCGGCCGGGAAGCACGTCGAGATCGAACAGGCCCGCAAAGAGGGCCGTCTCGACGGGCTGTTCACCAAAACATAACCCCTAGAAGGAGGTTGACGGACAATGGCCGTCGATACATTCATTCCCGAAGTCTGGGCGTCGCAGCTGTTGATCGCCCTCCAGGCCCAGTACGTGTTCGCTCAAGGCGGTGTCATCAACCGCGACTACGAGGGCGAGATCTCGGCCTACGGCGACACTGTGCACATCGGTTCGTTGTCCGCGCCGACGGTGGCCACGTACACGAAGAACTCGACCGCGATCGACCCGCAGACGTTGACCACCGCGGATCAAACCCTGCTGGTCGACCAGTCGAAGTACTTCGCGTTCGAGGTCGACGACGTCGACGCGCGGCAGGTCCGAAACAATGGCGACCTGATGTCGAAGGCTGCGTATCTGGCGGCGCAAGCGCTGGTGTCCACGACCGACGCGTTCCTGTCGGGTCTGATGACCACCGGCGCGGGAACAATCCTCACCGCCCAGGACGTGGGCACCGCCGACGCGGCATATCTGCTCATCCGCAAGCTGCGGGTTGTGCTCGATAAGGCCAATGTGCCCGCCACGGGCCGGTTCCTGATCGTGTCGCCGGAACTTTATGCGGTGCTTCTGGGTGATGCCCGGTTCATCAACACCGCGGCGTATGGGTCCAGTGCACCGATTCTCAACGGTGAGGTCGGCAAGATCATCGGGTTTACGGTGATGGTGTCCAACACCCTGCCGGCGGGCACCGCCGGGACCGGTGCTGAGGTGTCGAACTTCGTGGTGGCGGGTCATTCGATGGCCACCACGTTCGCCGATCAGATCAACAAGGTGGAGGCCTACCGGCCACAGAACTCGTTCTCCGACGCGCTGAAGGGCCTGCACCTGTACGGCGCAAAGGTCGTTCGACCCGAGGCGCTCGCGGTGTGCGATGTGGATGTGACGGTCGCCTGATAGCGGCCCCCGTGGGGGCGGGCCGACCAGCCCGCCCCCACCCCGTCAAACAGAAAGAGAGGCCAGATGGCCGCCGTCCAGGTCACTGTGAAGAACAATTCCGGTCAGACCGTGACGCTCACGCTCGACGACGAGACCGACGCCGAGCGCATCGAGTATTTCCAAACACTCAAACGCCGCGGCGATATCGTCGACGTGTCGGTGAAGAAACCAGCAACGGCGAGTCATTCCACACGCGCGCAACACAAACCCGGTGGCGGTAGTGGCGGTACTGGCGACGTCATCTGACGTAGAGACCGCGATAGGCCGGTCGTTGACCGGCCCCGAAACCGCTCGGGTGGCTCAATTGCTGGCCACCGCATCCGATGCGGTGACGGCCGAGGCGAACGGGTTTCGGTTCGCGCCTGGCGACTACACGGCGGCGCGTCGAGTCCGCCGCGGCCGGATCCGGTTGCCCGCAAAGGTCGATTCGGTCACCTCGGTGTCCGGTGTGGATGAGCGAACCGGGCTGGCAACCCCGCTCACCGGCTGGACGCTGGCCGGTAACACGGTGTACGGGGTGGATGCCTGCATGGCCATTGTCGAATTCACCGTCACAGCTGCGGTTCCTGCGACGGTCGTCGCATTGGTTGCGGGTGTGGTGGCCGCGACGGTCACGGGACCGGTAGCCGGTGCGCAGTCGATGGGCGCAGGGCCGTTCACGGTGAGTTTCGTCGACGGAACCGGCCGGGTGTGGCTGTCGAAGTCGGACAAAGCGATCCTGGCCCGGTTCCGGTCGCCGAAACCGGCGATAGAACTGGTCGTGTGAATGTTCGGCCTGCCGGTCATCGCGGAACAGGTGACCCGTCATCGTGGCGGTGGCCGTGACGAGAACGGCAGGCTCATCCCCAGCACGTCGACGTCGCTGACGGCTATCGGAGTGGCCCCGGGCGCCGGTAGTGAGCGGCTGGAGCGTGGCCGTGACGGCGAGGACATCGCCTACACCGCCTACTTCCCGACCGGCACCGACCTTCTCAGCGCCGATGAGCTGACGCTGCGCGGGCAGCGGTTCCGCATCGTCGTCAACGAATGGCGCACCACACCGCCGCTGCCCGGCGGCCTGGAGGTGCTCTGCATGCGGGCTCAAGGATGAATTTCCAGCTCGACCTCAACGGCGGCGCTGAGGTGCTCAAGGAGATCGCGGCCGCCCATATCGCCGAACTGGGTAATCAGCTCGCCGCCGCAGCCGGTAAGGACGCCACGGTTGAGCTGCTCGTCACCGACCGCGCCAAGGCGCGGGTCAGCGTTCCGGCGGAGTTGCAGGCCAAAGACGGTGTGCTGACCCGCGCGGCCGCCGAACTCGGCCTGGAGGTGCGGCCGGCCCCGGTTCGCAAACGCAAGCCCCGCGCCGAGGGTGAACCGGCCCGCAAGCGCACCCGGCGCAGGAAGACCGCCAAGTGACCCGCGAGCCGGTCGACGTGGCGCGCCTGGTCAAAGACTGGCTCAAGACTGATCTGGCGGCCCGGTTCCCGGAGCTGTCGGTGCGCCTCGAGCTGCCCGCGGACTGGTCGCTGGGGTCCGATCCGGTGCTGATGGTGGCCGACGACGGCGGACCGCTGGATGACTGGCCGGTGGCGACGGCACCGTCGATCCGGGTCACGTCGTGGACGTCGGGCCGGGACACCACCTACGCCTACGCCGCGATGGCCCGACTGCTCACCGCTCGTGTTCCCGGTGTGGCCGCGGTGCTGCCCGGGACCGCGTTCCTCGAGGCGCGCGACTCTCGGACGGGCGGGGACCTCACGTCGTTCACCGTGGCGACCAAGGTCCGCCTCCGTGAGCCCGAGATAACGACCGCGCCCGGTAGTTCGACGCTGCCCGCCGTGCTGCCGTTCGTCCTCGGGTAGCGCACACAGTATTCGGCCCCAGCCCGGTCCCGGGTGGGGAGTTCCCAACGCCCGCAAGGGCAATGCACCGCCCTTGAAGGAGGGAAAAATCGCATGGCCATCAATCCCGACGCCACCCTGATCCCAGACGAAGCCGAAGTGTGGTTTGTCCTCAAGGCTGATGTCGCCGACATCGCCGACTACATGCCCACCGATCCGACCGATGACCTCGAAGCGCTCGGATGGGAGGAAGTCGGACTGATCGACGACGCCAAAGGCATCCCGCTCGATCCGTCCGGCGAGATCAAGGAATTCGACGCCTTCGGGCACCCCGCGTTCCGGGTGAAGTTCAAGAAGGGCAAGCTGAAGTCCGGGTTCACCGCGCTCGAAACGAACTCGGTGACAAAGAAATTCGTTCTCCCGGGATCGGCGTCGAACAAGCGGGGTGTTCCCCGCGACGTGCAGGGGTATCTGCTGTACCGGTTCGTGGATGAGGAACGGGCTACGGCGTGGGTGCAGCTGCGTCCGGCGCTCATCGAGCTGAAAGGTCACGGCGGCATCATCGACGGGGAGCTGTCCTATGCGGAGCTGACAGTGCATCACACCGCCGACGCGAACCGCGACGTGTTCCAGGTGGTGGACTACACGGCCGATGACACGGTGAAGACGTTCACGATCGCCGGGGGCGTGACGTCCTACACCGTGACCGTGGACGGGCAGACCACGGCGTCGATCGCGACGAAGACCGCGGCGGCGTTGCAGTCCGCGTTGCGTGACCTGTCAACGGTGGAGGCGCTCGACGTGCCCGGCGTGACGGTGACCGGCCCCAGCGGCGGGCCGCTGGTCGCCACGTTCACCGGGACTGTGACCACGGTGTCGGCTACCGGTACCGGCGGGACGGTCACCGTCTCATGACGGCGGCGGCCGAGAATCCGATCCCGATCAACGCGCCACGCCCCCAGGATCACAAGGCGAAGAAGTCCGCGCAGGCACGCCAGGCCGAGGCGGACGGCTACGTCGACATCGAGCAATGCGGCGTGACGCTGCGTATCCCGATCGCGGGCAAGGTGCCACTCAAGGCGTATATGGCGTTCAAGAACGGCGACGAGATCGGCGGCACCGAGGCGTTGCTTGGGGCTGAGCAGTGGGCGGCGGTCCTGGCCACCGAGCCGACTGTCGACGACTTCGCCGCGGTGGGGCAGAAACTCACTGATCTGGTGGGAAACTAGTTGGCCTCCTCGCGCTGCTCGATGAGCACGGCGACGAGATAGAGGCCGACCTGCAGCGCTTCTACCAGCTCGACCTGTGCGACTTCTACCGCGGTGACCTCTCGGTGCGCCGGCTGGGTGTCCTGGTACGGCAGCTGCCGGCCGAGTCGAGGCTAGCTACCGCGCTCAACGACGGACTCCCGGTGTGGGGTACCACCGATCATCTGCTGGCCGACCTGTGG